CCGTGATACACGAGGTGCAATCCGATATGACAAGGACAAGGTACAGACATCCAATGATTATGACAGCACAAGCGAAACAGCGATGCGAATGGTCGAGATCGAGGAGAAGTGCCACATCATTGACGAGTGTATCCATACAGCCTGTGATGCATCCAATCTTGACAGCTTCGTGCGCTTGGGTGTGTGCTATGGGTTCACAGTCTATCAGCTTCTTGACAAGGGTATGCCGTGCGGCAAAAACATGTATTATTCAATCCGGCAGAGGTTCTATTACGAGCTGTCCAAGAAAATAAAAGTCGGGTAATCAGGGGACACCATTATAGTTTATAATGCTATCAGGGAATAGGGCGCATTCATCAGATTGGTGGGTGCGTTCTTTTTACGGTGGTATCTATGGTTCAGAACAAGCAAACAAGAGCAGAGAAGAGACCAGATCAAACAGGAAGATTTAGATCAGCTTTTACAGCAAACAAGAAAATAATTCTTGCAACACAGTCGACCTGTGCGATTTGTGGCGGATTCGTGGATAAGACCATAAAGTCACCCGATCCAATGTCACCATCAGTCGACCATATAATTCCAATTGCTCTTGGTGGACATCCAAGTGACATGTCCAATCTGCAACTTACTCACAGAGCTTGCAACCGAGCAAAAGGAACAAAAATTCTCACAGAAAAAGTTGTCAAACAAAATGCTTTCATTCAATCAAAAGATTGGAAAAAAACATGAAACAATTTCATTTTACTTTTTGATTTTATTTTGCTTTGAAATAAATAAACAAACAATTACTACTCACTGAGATGCAAGAGCCTTTTGCAGATGAATTGAAATTGCTTTTCGTTTGCGGTTCGGCTCCACGTAGTGTTGGAATGGGGGCTTGGAACCCTCTCCACCGGGGGCGGCGAGGTTCCCCTCACCGAGTACACATATATCTCGCAAAATTCTCACAAGGTAACGAAACAATCAAATTTGATACAAAGGTAAATGACATGAATTATAAAGGAATACCTTATTTGCAAAATCTATTAGCGATGAAACGGCTCAGAGGTCTGTTGAGATACGGTTTCTACGAGATGAAGAACATCACATTTGATTTTGGTATCAGTAGTCCGCCGGAATTGAAATACTGGAACAGCGTAGTTGGATGGTGCGCCAAGGGAGTTGATGCGCTTGCTGATAGATTAGATGTGCGATCATTTAAAAATGATGTGTTCAATCTCACGCAGATATTTGATTTAAACAATAAAGATATCCTGTTTGACTCTGCCATGGTGGGCGCACTAATCAATTCATGTGATTTTATTTATGTATCAGAGGATAAAACAGGGTTCCCAAGGTTGCAGGTGATTGATGGAACAAATGCAACAGGTATACTTGATCCTATAACCAATCTTTTGACAGAGGGATATGCAGTTCTTGAGCGTGATAATTTCGGGATAGTCACTAAAGAAGCATATTTCACTTTTGAATACACAGCATATTATGAAAACGGTAATTTGGTTGATACAAGACCAAACAAAGCTCCGTATCCTTGCCTTGTGCCAATAATATATAAGCCTGACTCGTATCGTGAGTTTGGTCATAGCAGGATCTCGAGAGCGTGTATGTCAATTGTCGGTTCGGCGCTCAGAACGATAAAACGGTCAGAAATTTCGGCAGAGTTCTATTCATTCCCTCAGAAGTGGGTAACAGGTGTCGATCAGGATGCGGAACAGTTCAATAAGTGGTCTGCAGCAATGTCGGCCATGATGAAGTTCAGTCTGAATGAAGATGGTACAGACCATATCAAACTCGGACAGTTTATACAGCAGTCCATGCAACCGCATGTTGAACAGCTCAAGATGTTTGCGAGTCTGTTTGCAGGCGAAGTTGGCCTAACTTTGGATGACCTTGGATTTCCACAGACCAATCCGTCAAGTTATGATGCGATCAAGGCGGCTCATGAGAATCTCAGACTTGCGGTTAAGGCGGCTCAGAAGTCATTCGGCAAAGGATTTATCAATGCCGGGTATCTGGCATCCTGTATTCGTGATAATTATAAATATCAGAGAACACAGCTTGCTAATACAACTATTCTTTGGACACCTGCTTTCCCGGCAGATGTATCAATGTTTGGTGCGATCGGGGATGCAATCAGTAAGATTGGGCAGGTTATACCCGACTATCTGACTGAGGATAAATTATATGAATTAACAGGCATTTAGGCATAAAGCCTTGATGTAGGGCATGACAGTGATTGCAAGCACTGAGAGAGCTAATCCGCTGGCTCTCTTTTTTCATGCCTTTTGATAAGCGGGGAAAGGCGGTTATATATGGCAGTAGATGTGGTACCACAGCTTAATGAACGTATCACAGCATCGTTTCAGAAATACATGATGCGTGACAGGGATGTGGCGGCGATCACTAATCGGATAAGGGATGGGACAGCCACACAAAAAGATGGTCATAGGTATTCGCAGAGGGTTGGCGAGAATTTGTCCAGGGCATTAACGGAGAATATCACAGAAAACACTCTGCCGGATGGTCGACTGTATTACAACATAGCAATGCGGACGGTAGTGCCACGGCTCAGAGATAACTATGATTTGGTAAATGAAATCAATGCAGCCATTCAAGCAGAAATTGACAAAGCTGACAAAATTGGTATTGGAACAGTCAAACCTGATTTCCCGGAAGAGCGGATAAAAGGTTTGGTTGATAAGATGACCAACGAAAAGAACACGTTTGATGACTCAACAATATGGCTCAAAGAACCAATCGTAAATAACTCCGAAGCATTTCACGATGATTTCATTCGGAAGAATGCAGAGTTTCGTGAGAGTATCGGCTTGAAAGCGGTCATCATTCGAGAAGCATCAAGCAAATGTTGTGATTGGTGTGCCGCACTTGAAGGCACCTACGATTATTCAACAGCTCCAAAAGATATATACAAACGGCATGAGTTCTGCCGATGTGATGTCACATATCAGACAGAGCGTAAGTCACAGAATGTATGGAGCAAAGCATCTTGGGCATCAACTCAAGAGGAAATCAACAAAAGGATTAATTACGGCATGGAGGAATAATATGGCAAGGATCGGAAATCAAGATCCTTCCTACACCAACGTGACGTATACAAGCACATTAGGTCAAGAAGCAGTCGACCTATATGCAATGACCACACAGTCTTTGATGGAATGGCAGCAGAAACAAGTCAAAGGCATTATGGCGGTCAATGATGATGGCTTATGGACATACATGAAATACTGCATCTGTGTGAGCAGACGAAACGGCAAGGGCGAAATCTTAGCCGCAAGGGAGTTTGATGGCATCGTCAATCTTGGCGAGAAAATATGCCACACAGCCCACAGAAGCACCACATCACACGATGCATTCAACAGGCTCTACACTTTGCTGAAAAAAGCAGGATACGAGGAACATTCACGCACGCGCAAGGAAATGCCCGAAAAATCCTTCTTTGCATCAAAGCAGTTTGGTTTGGAGCATATTGAAATCTCGGGCGGCGGAGTGATTGATTTCCGTACCCGAACAAACAATGGTGGTCTTGGTGAAGGTTTTGACCTTCTGATAATTGATGAGGCGCAGGAATACACCGAAAAGCAAGAGTCAGCGTTGAAATATACAGTCAGCGCATCAAAAAACCCACAGATAATACTTGTTGGTACTCCACCAACAGCAATCAGCGGTGGCGATGTATTCGCAAAAATCCGCAAGAGCATAATTGATGGTAAGGCAGCTGAAACAGGATGGGCGGAATGGTCGATTGATGACCAAGCAAAAGAGATTGACGATGTTGACCTGTGGTACAAATACAATCCTTCGCTTGGTTTGATGCTCACTGAACGAAATGTTCGGGCAGAGTTGACAGGCGATCCGATTGATTTTAACATTCAGCGACTTGGTTTGTGGCTTAGTTACAGTCAGAAATCAGCTATCAGTAAACAAGAATGGGAAAGTCTGAGAGTCAGCAGAGTTCCGCCGCTTGAGCAATCGAAATATCTCGGTATTAAGTATGGCAAAGATGGCACCAATGTAGCCATGGCAATCGCTTGCAGGACGAAAGATGGCAAGATATTTGTTGAAGTCATTGATTGCAAGCCGATTAGAGATGGCAATGCCTGGATGTATGATTATTTCAGAAATCCATCCATCAAAAAAGCGGTGGTTGATGGTGCGAGCGGTCAGCGGATTTTAATTGATGAGCTGAAAGATGCAAAAATCAAGAAAATTCCGATAATGCCAACCGTTAAAGAGATTGTAACAGCGAATGCAATGTTCGAGCAGGGTGTGTTTGGACAGAATATCATCCATGCCGGACAGCAACCATTGATTGATATCGTGACTAATTCGGAACACAGACCGATAGGCACGAATGGAGGTTTTGGCTATAAGTCATTAATTGATGCGGTGGATATAGCAGTTATGGACAGTGTGATATTGGCATACTGGATATGTGCCACCACAAAAGAACAGCCCACAGGGCAAGCGATAAGTTATTAAAGAGCATCCTTCCGGGTGCTTTTTTAATACA